CCCTTTCGGTCTTACGTATCTTTGTAAGTTTTTATCAAACTTCCACTCACCTGTAACTGTATCGTGAACCTTATTTATTCTTTTGCTAAGTTCTCTGGATAATGAAAGTATTTGATTTCTTAATTGATGATATGATATACTGCCAATTTTTCCTTCCTCATTAAGTTTGTCTAATGATGCTAAATCATTGAGATAGTTTTTACGATGTCTCATCATAAATTCTTTAGCCGAGAATAATTCTTGTCCAGAAAGCATCTCTTCTACGGTAGGCATTTTTTCTAATTGTGTTTTATAAAAGTCGGTCTCTGTTAAAGCTACCTTATCTGATGTTTGAAAGCTTTCTTTTGGGAGTCCTTCACTTAAATACTGAACATCAAAAATCTCTCCTTCTTGCATTTCTATTTTGAAATCTTCCGCAGGAATTTCTCCTTGGTCAGTAAGATAAGATGGAAGAACATCTTTAAAATTTGTTTCATCAACAGAAGCTTCATCAAAATCATATGATAAAGAATCTTCCCCACTTGATGTTAATGTTAATGATTCTAATTTTTGATTCACTACATCGTCTGTTGTTTTATTCCCTGCAGCTATATCAGATACATCATTAAGTATGTCTGTATTAAGTATATTTGTCCTTACAAATGGGTCTTCAGTATCTGGACCTCTAACAAAGTCTGATAATTTCATTGCATCTGCACCATATTGTGGCATCGATTCTTGGTAAGAAGAGAAATCATCGCCGTATGCAGGTATATTCTCTAATACATTTACCACAGAATCTACTGATGTTGTATCTAATGGTGTTGCTTGTATTGATGATGATAAATTGTCTACTACCCCCAATGCTCCATTTACTATATCATCAGATGTCATTACATTTGTCTGTGCAAAATATTCAGGGTTAAACAAAGGATTGTCTAATGCTGCATTAACTTCAGGTTCTTTGTAAGTTTCTTTAATAAAGAGCCAAGGGTTCTCTTGGTATCTTTTATATGCTAACTTTACTTGAGTAGCTTCTTTTTCCCAAGCTTCTATTCCTTCTAATTGTTTCCACTTTGTAGTTTCTTCTATAGAATCAACTTTTTCAAGTTCCAAAAGAGCTGTTTGTTTTTGAACCTTATCGTCTTCACTTGAAGATTTATGGATTCCTAAATCTTTTTCTATTTGTGCTTTTATAACTAACTGTTTTGGATAGGCTTTGTCATAACTGTTGTGGTTCATAGAAACCTCATCCCAAGCTAGGGCCATATCCCTATCGGATGTCAGTACTGTTTTTGCTCTTATATTTCTTGCAGAGTTATATACCCCTCCTTGGTCTGCACTAAAAACAAACTTATTATCAAGGTCTATTAATCCTTTTGCTGTTGTAATCTCTCCTTGGTTACCTAATGTTTGTATAATTTCATAATTATTTTTAGAAGCTGCACCGTACCCATCACGCTTACCTTCTTCTAACTCATTATGTCTTGACATAATACTGTTTACATCGTCTTGACCAAGAATATCAACATATGCACTACCTATTCCACTTAGTTGATTCTCTATCATCCAATATGGTTTGTCTTTCATTGAAGTCCATGTCCCTTGTATATCATTGACAAGGTTTTGTCTTGCTCTGTCTGTACGACCTTGCTGATATTTCTGTTCTGCTAAGTCAGCATTATATTTTAACCTATCTCTTTCTAATTGAAGATTAGCTTTAGTAATATCACGGTCCATTCTTTCAGCATAAGTACCAAAGATAGAGTCTACAACACTCTCGTCTGGTTCACGATAATCAACATTAATATATCTTGATAGTCCTTCTAGTGGATTCCGTGGCATTTTAGTATCCTCCCTCTTCGTCTTGTCCATACCCTAAATTCTGAATGTAACTTTCAACCTGTGATAAGGTTGGCCAAGCACCAGCCGTTGTAAATTGTTCATTAATCCATGACTGTATTGACTGCATATCTTGTGATTCTATATCATACAGAGAATAGATTTGATTATACTGAGAAGGGTTAGCTACTTGATAACCTGTACCTACGCCTGTACCTGCACCTGTACCTGTATCTCCTCCAAACTGATATGAATAATCCTTTAACTTTGTTCCCATATCTGTGTGTAATCCAATTACTTTGTCTGCAATACCAGCTAATCCTTCTTTTAATCCACTAACTACTTCACCTCTTAATCCTTCAAGTTCTGATTGATAGGCTTCTTCTCCACCTAGCAACTGCATCTGCATTGCATCTCTTAATGATTTACGAGCTTCTCTCCCTCTTCCTGCCTTTCTACCTGATTGAAGGCCAGAGACGGATTCTTCTTCTGCCATTCCTAATAATCCACCTACTTGATAAGTTCCTTCTGCTGTTGCTTGGTCTAATAACATACTACGATATCCTTGTAGGTTTTCTAATTTTTCTCCTGTGCCTTCCATATAGTTTGCAAACCTTCCAAGACCTCCTACTTTTAAAGCTTCATAGTCGGCAGCAGTTAATTTACTTGTATCAAATCCTGCTAAATCTGCTAATTCTTTCATTGATAATCTTATACCGCCCTCACTACCTTCTGCTGTTGCTGAAGTAATTTGACTTTTCCAAGGGTCTTGTAATCCACCATAGAAAGATTCAAATAAACTTTCTCTTGATGTTTTGTAAGGGCTATAAACATCAGCACCAAACATGGTGCCTCCACCTACTCCAGTACCAGTGGTATCTCCTGTTCCTGTAGTTGTCCCTGTACCAGCTCCTTCGTTCGGGTCAATCTCCCCATAGAATCCTCCACCAGTTGCTCCTCCTAATGTATCTTCTGGTCCAAACTTTCCTTGTGTAAACCCTTGTGTAAAATCTTGTGTTTGTCCACCAATAGCATCTAACTGTAATGATGTTGACATCTGTGAAGGTGTCTGTATGTTTAATGAAGGTTGTTGTTGTAATGGTTGTCCAAAGCTATTCACTCCTACATTATTTGATAAGTCTATATTAATAGGTTTTATCATATCAAAAGATTCTTTAAACAAAGGTTCAGGTTTTTTCTTTTTCTTTTTAAAGTTTGGTCCTTGAAGACTACCGAGTGCTAATAAACTATTTAGATTTGAAGGCATTATCTTCTACCTCTTTGAAACATATTAGGATTTGGTCTCATAAATTTTTTTCTTCTATTCCAACTATCAAATTCTTCTTGTGGATTTGTTTGGTTATAAACCCCTTGTGATTCCATTTCATCATTCATATAAGATGTACCATATACATCACCACCAATCGGGGTTTGTAGTCCTAAGTTTATATCTGTAGGTAATCCATAATCTTCTTCTTCTTGTGCTAGTGCTATCTCTGGTCTATCAGGTTGAAGTGGTATAGGTTTAGCAGGTGATTCATCCAAAGGTTTAAACATATCTAAAGGAGCTGTTTTGTCTATTGGTAAATCTCCTTCCATACCTTCAATCTCTCTAGCAAATTCTAAACCTGGTCTAGTAGGAGCAGGAGTCGCTACTTTAATATCTTCTAATAAAGAACCATCTATCATTAAGTCTGAAATTTCAGCTTCTTCATTAATAACATCTAATGCTGTCCTAGGAGCTGGAGCTTCCCAAGGTTCAAACGTATCTAGAGGAGTTTCCTCTATCATAAAATTTTCTCCTAATGGTTCTTCTACTTCTGAAAATGATGTATAAGATAACCCTCCAGAATCATACCCTTTTCCCTGAAGAAATAAATCACTAGACAATCCAGCTTCTTTACGCTTTCTTTCATAGCTTGTGTACCATTTATTCTTTTCGTCAAAAGTTGTTGCATCTAAATATTTTTTATAATCTAATGTTCCTTTAAATAATAGTTCTCCAGTCACTGAGTCTTTCTCATATCGTTTCATCCACTTTACAGGATTTTTCATAAACTGTCCTGTAATTTTACCTGAACCTTTTACAAAGTCTATTAAGTTCTTAGGCTTTAACCTTTCTACAATCGATAGGTCATTAAAGGATTCTTTAAGGGCTTTAATTTCAGGAAGTTCTGCAAGTTGAGACAACATCTTTTCAGATACTAATTTTTTCATACTCGCAGAGAACTTCATATCTTTCATTAGCTCTCTTGAGAATTTTCTAGCTTGTGAATCAACCTCTCTTGCAGCATCTTTTAATAAAGTTACTTTGTTTTGGTCAATACCCCCATAAGCTTTAGCCCTTAACCTATCTTTATTTGCTGCATCTGCAAGGCCAAATATAGCATCATCTATTTTCCCTGGAATAACTTTGCTTAGAATTTTTGACCATCTTCCAAATTTTTTAGATTTCTTTTTAGCTTTCTCAATTTTGTCCAATCTTGATTGAAGCATATTCTCAAGTATGATAGTCTCAGCTGATTGTGTTTGTGCTAAATTAAGAAGAGCATTCGTATGAGCTGTGCTATATTTAATATTATTCTGTTTATGGACTCTAGGATTAAAAGACATCTAGATATTCTCCTTCTTTTTTCTTAAAGAATGTTTGGGTTAAATTTACAAATTTCTCCTCGGCCAAGTCAAGAACAACGGTTGTAAAGACCCTATTAATATGTGTGTTATTATTCATATTATTTTAAAATTAAGCTTTCTCCATCTGGAGCAACTTCAAATTCTCCTACTTTTACATCTGAATCTCCAGCAGGAGGAACAGAACCATAGAAATTTTTACCAGTACCAGCTCTAACCCCACCAGAAAATATCTTAATAGCATCTCTTGCTGGTTTTTTTATATCAGAATACTTTGCAAATGTTTTTAATTCTTTTATTTCTGGACTGCTAAATTCTAATTCAAATATTTTTCCAAACTCTTTTCTTATAACTTTTAATCTTCCTTTGTGGTACTGCAGTATTTCTTCTCCGTTCTTCATTTGCTGTATTGATACAGGTCCACGTTTAACCTGCTTACTTGTTCCAGCTACGGCTCTTCCTTTAATTAGTGCCATTATCGTACCCCCCTTGACCTAAATATTATACTCATATCTTGTAATTCAAAATCTGCTTCTGCTGTTCCAGCTATCTTTAATTGTAAAGATTTCTTTTTAGTTCTATATCCACTAGCTACTTCAAACTTTGTAACAGTCATTGTGCTATTAGTGGTCAACGAATTAGAATCAAATATATCTGTTGTTGCAGCAGCTCCTTCAAACCCTCCAGTGAGAACTAAGTTATTTCCATTCTTATGTGTCATGTACACTGAATAAAACTTTTTATCTACAGACGGTTCTCCTAAATCAAACTCTGGAGTTTGTATATCTACTGTCTGTGATTTGGCATCTGTATCATATCGTTTCACGGTATATACATCACTACTAGCATCTGTAGTAAATTCCATACATACTAATTCTTGGTTATATGGAACAAGGTTGGTTGTTTTCTTACTTACTAAAACATTTGTATCATTTATATTAGCAAAAGATTTTGTTGCTATGTCATATAGATAGCCTTTACTATCGGTAGAATTACAATCTCCTATTACAATGATTTGATTTTTCTTTGGTATAAATCCAACTGCACAGCTTGTACCAACTATATTTGTTGCCCAAGTATCTTCGTCTATAGCTGTACTTAATTTATTTATAGTGTCTGCAAAACTAAACATTCCATACTCATTTACCCATACTAATCCTAAATCTGATTTAGCTACAGCAGCAGGATGACTAATGCCTCTATTCTCAAACTCTCCTTCTATATACCAACCAGCATCAGAACCCGATGCAATATTAATAACGAATAGTTTGTTTTCCTTAAATACAAATAACCTATCTTGAAACTCTATTAGTTTAACAATTTTATCTCCATCATTGGTACCAACATCTATATAATAAGTTTGTGGGAAAGTATCATATTTTCTAACAGGGGTATATTGTATTCTATCTCCCATTTCCTTTACAACCCCTTCATCATTAGGATATAATATGTTCCCTACAAATGCTCTTTGATTTGCAACAACTGCTGTTTTGTATGCGTATGCTTCAGCCCCATTAAATGTAATTGCTTTTTCTTCTGGTAGAAATCCATTAATTGTAGAATAAGTATCTAGTGCAGGAGATTTAATATGGTAAGCTGTTGCATCAGTATCAGGGTTGTTGGTATCATTCGTTACTACATATCCTGATTTATCTATGAAGACATCATACTCATCCGCTAATGATACTCTTGAACCTAATTCAAAATTGATATCAAGTAATAATCTATACTCATCATCTGGGTTATTATAATTCTTTACATAAATTCTCATCCCTTGTAAGAATGCACTAAGGCTATCGTCTTTAATAGACATACTTGCTATAAAGTATTGAGCATCTGCAATAGTAATAGGAGAAAAAGGATTGTGTAATAAAGATTCTTGTCCACCAAAATATACATAAGAAATTCCTACTGCATAAATACCTTCTGGCCACAGACCATCGTCTCTACTACTACTACTACCAGTTCCAGTTGATGCCATCTTCAATCTAAATTCAGCTCCGCCTGTTGATGGAGCAGAACCGTCTTCTACGCCGTCTTCTTCATCTACTGGTGCAGCCAACGATTCAAAATCTGCAGTCACTGGTGCAGCCAACCCACCATTATAAAACTTCATTTGGTCTGTTACTGCTGCGGCATATACATCTGGGTGAGCATCATTAGTTCTTTCAATTCTAACCAGTGCTATTTGTTCATTCCCTGTATTACTGAAATCTGAATCTGCAATACGTAACCCTCCCTCTGCATAATAATATACTGGTTTAGCATCTGTTGCACTCCCCGATGCAATTAATGTTGCGGAATCTATAGGAGCAGCACTAGCAAAAGAACTGTTAGTACTTACAAATACTTCCCCTTTAGGAGAAGTATATGCTAAGTATTCCCCACCATCTGCCCCACTAGTAGGCACTATGTCACTACTAAATTTATACAACCCATATCCAGCTTCTATTCCAGCATTGCCATCATCGGTTAATGTATATGAACTGCTAAGGTTGGCAAATTGACCGCAAGTTATTATCTTGCCCATGTGTCCAACATTAACATTGGTAGCTTCTGCTAAAAATCCATCAGCTAAATCTTTTTGAGAGTCTTTATTATTAACTCCCAATTCAAATCGTTTTATATTGTATGATTGTTTTGCCATGCTTTTTTAAGTCCTTTAAAAGCTAAATCTATAACATATGTTATTACCATAATCGTTATGATAAAAAATCCAGTCCCTATAATTAACGTTAATCCTATAATCATTGTCAAGATATACGTTAAAAAAGACACCCACTCCATCACCCAATACTCTATAGTATTTGATGTGGTTGATTTTACTTTATCATTTAGTCTATTAAATACTCCTTCCAAATCTTTTGTCAAAGAAGACATTCTACTTTTTCTTCAATGCTTTTTTAACCTGTTCCCAAACTTTGTTATCTAATTTATTAGAAGATATTTCTACTAAATAGTCTCCTACTACTAGTAAGATAGAAACCAACGTTTCTTCCTTTACTACCTTCTTCAATAAATTTGCTATAGTTTTGCCCATTCTTTTTCTCCTTTGATGTTGATGTATTTTAGCCAACCGTTGGTGTATATCACCTACCTTGTCCGCTTCCATTGTATTTCTTTTTGTAATATTTCTTACTAACCTTACTACCATATTTCGTATGTTTACTTTGTCCTTGTCTTGTTTTTTTAGGACCGTTAGTTTTTCTTGTTTCTTCTCTGAAGTATCTTCTCAATGGTTAAGCACTTCTTTTCACTTTTTCAAAACTACGCATTCCCCCGAGACCGAGCATACCAAGAAGTATTGTTGTTAAAGTTCCCATATCAAACGTTGGTAATACTATTTCATTTCCAAAACTATATAACACAAACGTTAATAAGGGTTGAAGAATAAAGTGATACGCAAGTGCAGTAGCACATATCCATCCTGTAAAGGGTCTCCATCCTGCAACAAACATTGATGTATGACCTGCTTCTACCTTGTTTACTTCTAATTGTGCTTTATTAATTTCAGCAATAAGTTCAGCTTTCTCTTGTTTGTCTAGAGTAAACCTATCAATATTATCTGCAACCTTGCTAATAATATTACCAATCATGTCTAACTTAGGCACTGTTTCTTACCTTTCTTCATTTCGCCATCACAGGTTGGACAATAGTCACCACGGTCTAATACTCCCCATGTAACCTTGTCTAGTGTGCTAGAGACATCGAGGATGTCCCTATATGCCTCTCTAAGGGCTTTTTGAACACCCTTTAAGGTAAACTTCGTCATGTGAGCTTTAAAGCGTTTCTCGAACACATTTAGTAGCATACTTCGAAATGATGTATAATATTCTCTATTGTTTTTATTTTTACAAAGATTATCAACAGAAGACTCTTTAGAGCCATATGTCCATACCCAAGAATATTTATCCTTACTAAGTAAATAACGATTTTTACCAAGTACTTTATTATAGAATATGTTATCTTTAATATTCATTTCTTAACTCTGTTCCAAATATCTTTACAATCACATTTGTTTCCCCATTTGCACCATGCATAATGTGTTACAAATCCAAGTATAAATCCTACTGTAAATCCTATCATATACTCCTCCTTAGTAAATTAACCAATTAAATCCTGTAGATGCTGAATAACTTTGTATATCGTACATATTGATATATCTTGTTTGGACAAAGACTCCAAACTTATTAGATAGTTTCCATCCTAAAACTAATCCAGTATCATAATCCATACCATATTTAGCATTGTCATAGTTAAAACTATAATCACTCATTCCTTCATTATAGGGATAAGCAGTAACCCATAAGTGAAACCAATTATCATCTGTATATTTATAATAATCTACACCTAATGATAGTGCTAATTCGTGCTGATAACCAAGACCACGTGCAAATGTATCATTGTAATCCTCTACAATATCTCCATAAATTGTTTGATAAAACTCTTCATCACTTTTCGCAACGAGTGTTCCATCTACATCGGTCCAATACCAATCCCAGTATTCATAGCCGAAAGCAGTCCACT